AGTTCTTCAGTTGATGTGGACTTTCCTCAGCCCACAAATGTATAGTGCCACCTTAGGTGGCACTTTGCAAGCGTTAATTGCATAAATTTAGATAATATCGCGCCAATTTAACAAATCGACCCCAACCTTGTGCCCGCCTAGCCGCGGGCTTTTTTATTTGAGGCTGCCATGCAAACCGAGGCGACAGTCAAAGAGCGGTGAGACCGGTGGATCCAGTCGCCGTACAGCAGCCGCGAAAAACTGGTAGTTCACCCGGACGACTGGCAAGAATGCGGCTGCCCACTGAGCTACCGCGGTTTGCCGGTGAAACCCCTCGGTATCCACATCATTAACCAGTAACTAACCATTTTTATCCGGAGAAAGACCATGCCCAGTGGAAACACCAAGCCCCCGAAGCCAAAGAAAACCAAGCCCCAGAGCAAATGATGCGCTGGTTCCTTCTCTGCTCCGCCTGCCTGGCGGTTTATTGGGTACCGGTATGGATGGGGCCTGCCAGCGGCCAGTGGTTTTTCGTGTCCAACTCTGGCTGGTCGTTGATCCTCTGCGCGGCAGTCCTGGCTATATCCAGATCCCGCACGGCCCTGGCTGTCGCTGTGCTTGAGTGTGCGGCGATAGCCATCAATCTGGCATGCATGTGGCAATACATGACGGTTAGGGGATGGCTCTACGGGGCATACAGCGAGGTAATCGAGGCGATAGTCATCGCTGAAATTGCGGTACTGGCAATGGGGGCGCCCTGCAATGGAATACGTCGAGTGGTTCGCCAACATTGGGGCTCTCGTAATCATTGGGGTGCAGCTTATCTGCGCCGCGGCCTGGATCGTGAGGCGACTCAATAATGGCCGTCCCCATAGATCGCGCCGTAGGTGTTGGTGCCGCCGGCGCTAGTGCTGCCCCTGCGCCCGTATACGGGGAGTATCTGACCACGCATGGCCTTGGCCTGCTGAGCTATGCGGAGTGGATACAGGTAATCGGTGCGGTGTATGTCGCAACGTTGCTGACGCGGATGTTCTGCGGCTGGATAGCGCGGAGGCTCAAGCGATGAGTGTCTGGTCCAAGATATTCGGCGGAGGCATGGCAGAGCCCGTAGAGGCAGTCGGCAACGCGATCGACAAAATATTCACCAGCGATGAAGAGCGCCTGCAGGCCGCGGCGGTCATGGAAAAACTGCGTCAGCAGCCGCACATCTTGCAGGCAGAGATTGCCAAATGCGAGGCTCAGCACCGTTCTGTATTCGTCGCCGGTCCCCGTCCGTTCATCATGTGGGTCTGCGGATTCGGCTTGGCATTCACATTTCTGGTCAACCCAATTTTGCAGTGGTGTACCGGTCAGTCGGGGCCGGAGATGCAGACGGACGTGATGATGGAACTGGTCGTGGCGCTTATCGGCCTGGGTGCGCTGCGCACCGCTGAGAAGATGGCGGGGAAGGCAAAATAATGGCCAGCAAAACCGCAAGCCTGTCCCTGCACAAAAACACGATTGAAAAGCGCCGGAAGCATCATCTTGCGAGATCTCTCACCAACTTCTGCCGGAACATGACCAAGTGTCACGATGTGAGGGCGTTTGCGGTTGTTGGCATAGGTGCAGATGGAAAGGCGTATTGCCATTGGGACACAGGCGCGATCATGCCGATGTGGGGGTTCCCGGAAACGGTAGCCGCAGCGATTCGGCGGGATATGGAAGAGGCTGAGATAGATGAAGATTGGCGGCCGGCGCTGCCTCCAGGGGGCAGCAGGTGAGCTATCAATTCGGAGCAGCATCAGCCGAGAGGCTGTACACCTGCCACCACGACTTGCAAAGACTGATGCAGGAAGTGATAAAGCTGGTGGATTTCTCAGTGATCTGCGGCCACCGGGGGGAAGCAGAGCAGACCGCGGCGATCAATGCCGGCGCATCGAAGGTGCAATTCCCCCACTCAAAACACAACAGTCTGCCGGCCATGGCAGTTGACATAGCCCCATATCCCATAGATTGGCAAAACGTCCAGAGATTCGCCCACCTGCAAGGCGTGGTGCGCGGCGTTGCCCACATGATGGGTATCGAGATCCGGTTGGGCGGTGATTGGGATATGGACGGCGATATAACAGATCAGAAATTCATCGACTGGCCCCATGTGGAGCTGGCGTAACGCAATACATCCGCAGTATCCATAAACCAACCGAGGACAGAGTAATGCCATGTAACTACGGTAAAGGAAAAAAGAAAAAAGGCGGTCGCGGCAAGTGATCGTTCTGCAGGGTAACAAGTGGGTTGTTATGGATACCAGTACAAAGGCGGTCGTATCCGAGCACCCGTTTACGTCGGACTACGAAAAGGCTAAAGCCAAAGATGCGGCCCTGAAGTCCAATCAAGAGTGGAAGAGTCGGCAGTAATGGCTGGCGGCCGCCCATCAAAATACAGCAAAAAGGTAGCTGAGAGCATCTGCCTTTTGCTTTCTGAAGGAGAGAGCCTGCGCCGCATCTGCGAAATGGAGTCAATGCCAGGCAGAGCTACTGTTTTCCGGTGGCTGGCCGAGCATGAAGAGTTTAGGGACCAATACGCGCAGGCTAAAGAACAGGGCGCCCTGGTCTGGGCCGAAGAGATCCTGGACATAGCCGACGACGGCCAGAATGACTGGATGGAGCAGCTCGATAAAGATGGAAATGTCCAGGGTTACCGCCTCAACGGCGAGGCTGTACAGCGCTCCAAACTCCGTGTTGACTCTCGAAAATGGCTCTTATCGAAACTGCTGCCGAAGAAGTACGGCGACAAAGTCCAGCAAGAGGTTAGTGGCCCCAATGGCGCCCCAATGGAGGCCAAGTGGACAGTCGAATTTGTAAATGCCACACCTCAAGATAAACCGAAAGCTTGAGCCACTGGTAGTCAAGCCAAAACCTATCAAGGTGGGGATAGGCGGTCGGGGGTCGGGCAAGTCAATCGGGTTCGGTGACATCTTCACGATGAAGATGGCCACGGAGAGGGCAGACATTTACTGCCTGCGCGAATACCAGGATTCGATTGTTGATTCCGTCCATAGGGTATTCCGGGACTCAATTCAAAAGCGCCTGCAGCTCAAGGGCTGGGATGTGCAGGAAAATAAGGTGGTCGCCCCTAATGGAGCTGTAACCACTTACCGGGGCGCCGCTCGAAACCCGGACTCGATCCAATCTGCGCAGAACTACAAATATTCGTGGTTTGAAGAGGCCCACAGGGCGAGCAAGTCTTCGCTCGATAAGTTGCTGCCAACCATCCTGCGCAACCCAGGCGCCGAGTGTTGGTTTTCCGCAAACCCTCAATCCAGCGGCGACCCATTCAGCCAGAGATTTATTGTCCCCTACCTCAAAGAGCTGGAGAGAGACGGCTATTACGAGGACGAGGTCCATCTGATTGTTGTCATTAACTGGCGAGATAACCCTTGGTGGAATGAGGAGCAGGAACGGTTGAGGTCATGGGATTTCAATAATCGCCCTCGCGCCGAATACGACTGGATATGGGAGGGGAAATTCCACGACTCTATCGAGTCCGCGCTGATCCAGCCTGAATGGTTCGACGCCTGCATTGACGCGCACAAGAAGCTGGGATGGGAGCCGAAGGGCGCCGTTGTTGCCACCTATGACCCTGCCGATGTTGGTGCTGATGCTCAGGGATTTTCGTTAAGACACGGGAATGTGTTTATCGATGTGAGTGAAATACAGGCAGTGAATGCAAACCGCGGCGTGGACGCGGCTTGCGGTCTTGCGATCAAGGGAGGCGCGGATGTTTTTGGCTGGGACTGTGACGGACTCGGCGCACCACTGAGAGATCAGGTGGCGAGAAACTTTCAGGGAAAGAACATTCGATCATTTATGTTTAAGGGTTCTGAGGGGCCACATAACCCGGATGCGGTGTTTTCTGCGAGCGACAAATACGGATTCCGAGACAGCAAAAAAAACAAAGACGTGTTTGCGAACAAGCGCGCTCAGAATTACGCGGGATTGGCTGAAAGATGCCGCAAGACGTGGGAGGCTGTTACCGCCCGTGAAGAAGGTAACCATCTTTACATCGATCAGGATGAGCTGGTTAGCTTTTCCGGGGAAATCAAGGCGCTCGATGCTTTACGTTCCGAGCTTTGCCGCCTGCCCCTAAAACCAAATGGGGCCGGCCGAATTCTCCTATACACCAAGGCAGAAATGCGCAGTGGCATCACATTACTAGGCGGAAACAGAGTGACCATTCCCTCTCCAAATATGGGCGACTGCTGCATGATGAGCTTTGATTCCGCTGCAACCCCGGCGATACGAGCGGGAGCGCATATTCCGCGCCCCGTCCCGGCAATGGGTAAACGTTAATGCTCGACCTCGAAGAAATCAAAGACCTTCACGAAAAGGCCTACATCTACAATCAGACCACACGCGAGCGCGCGGCTGATGACCTGATGTTCGCCTGGGTTACCCAATGGGATGACACCGTGCTCCATGGGTCTAACCTGTCCTTCCGCGGCGAATTTAATATGATTCGCAAGGCGATGCGGCAGATCAATACAGACCTCACGTCGCAGGAGGTGCAGATTGATTTCGAGCCGCGAGACGAGAACCGGCAGGACGGCGCCGACATTTTGGATGGGCTGTACCGCGCAGATGATCGGTTAAACATAACTCGAGAGTCCTACGCAACCGCTCGGCAAGAGACGATTGTTTGTGGGTTCGGAGCTTGGGAGCTGCACACCGAATACAAGACAAACCGGGGGGGCGATGAGGAGCAGGTGATCCGCCGCAAGCCGCTCCACGAGGCGAACAACAATGTCTTCTGGGATCCGAACGCCAGGCGCCAGGACAAGTCGGACGCGAAATATGTATCGATCCTGGAGCCATACTCTCCGGACGGTTACCGAGACCTTGTTAAAGAGCTGACCGGTGAAGACCCCGGAGAAACAAGGCCCAGCAATTTCGACTTCCCTCAAACCTCATACACATTCCCCTGGTATGACAGCGGGAACAGTCTGGTTTATGTAGCCTGCTTTTATCACCGGGAGCGCGTGAAAGACAAGGTGATCACTTTCGCCGACCCGCTTGGTCAGCCTATGAAGCTGCGCGAGTCGGACATAAAAGAGGTTATTGATGAGCTGTTAGACGGTGGGTACGAGATTGTCAGCGAGAAGGAAATCAAGCGCTGGCAGGTGACCAAATACTACGCATCTGGCGCCAAGGTAATTGATTCGTATGTTGTGGCCGGTGAGGAAATTCCCGTTGTCCCGATGTACGGCGAGCGCCAGTTTGTAGAGGGAGAGGAGTGTTACGAGGGCAACACTCGACTGGCTAAAGATCCGCAGAGGCTTCGAAATTTCCAGCTGTCCTACTTGGCCGACATTGTTTCCCGCTCCCCCCGGCCGAAGCCCATATTCAACCCTGAGCAAATCCAGGGATTTGAATTTATGTACGAGGAGAACGGAGCCGACAACAACTATCCGTATTATCTGCAAAACCGACTGGACTCAAGCGGTAATCCTCTCCCAGTCGGCCCGATAGCTGAAATGCCAGAACAGAGAGTTCCGCAGGCCCTAGCCCTCTCAATGCAACTGATGCGCGAGGCAATTGAGGATGTGGCCAATCCTGGGACACCGCAGGATATAGCCGACGTCAACTTGTCCGGGAAGGCCGTGATGGCGCTTCAGAGGCGCATCGATGACCAGTCAGCGGTCTACCAGGAGTCTCTAAAGCACGCCAAGCGTAGGGATGCTGAGATCTATGCGTCGATGGCGGCCGAGATACACGACACGCCGAAAACTGTAACTCTACAGCTCCCGGACGGCACCACAAAAAAGACCCAAATCATGCAGGCCGTGCAAGACCGGGAGACTGGCGAGCTGGTTGTTCTAAATGATTTAACCAATATGGAGTTCGATGTCTACGCGGACATTGGGCCTTCCTACGCGACCAAAAAAGAGGAAACGCTAGAGCAATTGCAGAAGATGATTGCGCTGGTTGATCCTGGCGATCCGATCCGAAAAATGTTGTTGATGCAAACTCTGACGCTGATCGACGGCATTGCCATGCAGCCGGTGCGGGACTTTGCGCGCAAACAAATGATTCTGGGCGGATTTATCGAGCCCGACACGCCAGAGGAACAGCAACTGCTCCAGCAGGCCTCACAGGAGCAGCAAAAGCCTGACCCCGCCATGGTATTGGCTCAAGCCGAAATGCTGAAAGGGCAAGCCGACATGGCCCGAGAGCAGCGCCAAGCCGCCGTCGATGCAGCTAAGGCGCAGAACGATAAGGCCAAGACTGACATTGATGCATTCCGGGCGCAGACCGACCGGGCCAGCGTGCAGGTGGATGCTCAGAAAGCCGGGGCTGAAATCAATTACAAACAGGTGCAGTCATTCGGACAGCAGCTGGACAACAGGATGAAGGCGGCAGCATTCCGCGCGCGATTAAGTCCACCCCCTCGAATGATGCAATAAAGAAAACGAATTCACTAAACCCGCCTAGAGCGGGTTTTTTTGTACCCGAAATTTACTGAGGCGAACAGGTTAAACGCAGCCCCTACCTGGTGGGCCACCAGGGCTATCGTACCAAGCGAGTGAACTATGCAAACCCTAGCTGAACTGAAGGCGAAGAATCTCGCCGAAGAAGAAGCCGCCCAGAAAGCAGCGGAAGAAGCCAAAGCCGCAGAGGCTGAAGAAGCCGAAGAGGAAGAGGAAGAACCCGAGGGCGAAACGCAGACTGATGAGGCGGAAGCCGAGGAAGAAAAGCTCGGTGAAACCGAAGACTGGATGCGAGGAGATGAGGGATCTCCAGATGCTGAGAAGAAGTTTGGTGATTCCGACGTGGCCGCCGCAAAGCGCAAGCTCAGGGCGAAGCTGGAGCGACAACACCAAACGCGCGAAGAGGATCTACAGCGGCAGATTGATGATCTGAAGAAATCCCAAAGCAGACCGGCGGCAACCGAACAATTGCCCCCTCATCCAAAACGGGACGACTTCAGTGACCACGACGACCCGGATGCTGCATTTACGCAGGCACTGGTCGAGTGGAATCAAAAAGCCGCTGAAGCAAAGGCGAGGGCTGAAAGCGCAGCGCAAGAGGTAACGCGCCAACGCGGTGAGGCCATCGCTAAAGTATCCAGCGCAGTCGATCAGCATTATGAACGGGCAGTAACGCTGGCAGAAAAAAGTGGCATTAGCCCCGAGGCATATCAAACAGCCGACTTGAGAGTCCGGCAGGCCATTGATTCAGTTTTCAATGGCGCTGGTGATCAAGTTACGGATGCATTGATAGCCCATTTGGGAGAAGGATCGGAGAAGGTTTTTTATAACCTTTCAGTAAATTCTGGCCGACTTTCGGAGCTGACCAATCGACTCAAGAATGATTCAAGCGGACTCAGTGCCGCCGCATTCCTGGGACAACTTAATGCCGAGCTGAAACTGCCCACCAAACGAAACTCATCCGCCCCCAAGCCAACACCGCAAATTTCCGGAGATAAAAAAGGCTCAACGGACGCTAGACGCCTGCGCGAAAAATATCGCAAGGCCAGCGGCCAGAAAGCTTTTGATCTCCGCAGAGAAGCGCGCCGGCAGGGAGTAGACACTCAAGACTGGTAAGGAGATAGCCAAATGGCTACTACAGGAAAAACCGCCGAGGTAATGTTCGATGAATACCTCAAAACGTACGAAGACCAACAGTTAATGGTCGAACTGTGTGATCGTTTCGAACCCGATCACGCAACCATGCAGAACTCCAACAACTGGATCTGGCGTTCTGTGCAACAACACCGTCCCGTTTTGACTGGTTGGGATTTAACAGGCCAGGAACAGGACATCATCGAAGAAACCTACCCGGCCACACTGGGAGACCCTCGCGGCGACTTTATCGGTCAGCGTGCCGATATGCTGCGTGACATGCAGTTCTGGACTCGGGCGGGTCAGCAGGCAGCCCGGCAGCAGGTGACGGAGCAGAACAAGACCCTTGCGCAGCGCATTGCTACTCAAGGTTCCCTGTTCTACCGCTTCGACACCAACACCACTTCGCCGGGCTTTAAGTTCGTCAACGAGGCGGCCACGATTCTCACTGAGCGCGAGTCGTATCAAACTCAGTGGAATATGTGCCTCAACCCCCGCGACGAGCAGACGTTCTCTGGTGAGCTGTCAGGTCGTCAGACGTTGGCCGGGCGCCCAGAATCCGATGCGTGGAAGAAGGGTCAGATTGGGCAGCACATTGCTGAGGTTGATGTTTACCGCGGTGCGTTTTTGCCGAACCTGGTTGGCGGTGCCTCACCCGACACAACTGTCACGGGCGATCAGTCGTTTGCGCCAGAGGGGGGTTCTGTGTCCGCTACCGGCGTTGTAACCAATGTCGACTATCGCTTAGCTGCCATCCCGGTTGCTGCGACAGCGGGTTACAACGTGGGGGACAAAATCACGCTGGGTGTGAATTCGGTAAGTCTCGCTGACAAAACCGACACCGGACAGCTGATGACCTTTTCCATCGTCGGTATCCCAGACGGAACCACACTGGAAATCTTCCCCAAGCCAATCGCTTTGGATGATCCAGGACTAACCGCGTTGGAGCAGTCCTATGCCAACATCGTCACCCAGATCACAGACGCAACTGTTGTATCGCGCATCAACACCGATGCATTAGCGCGCACCAATGTGTTCTGGGATAAGGAAGCGGTGGAAGTGTACTCCGGCGGCATCCCGGCCGATCTGTTCAAAGAGTACGATGGAATGAAGGTTCTTACCGACACCATGCCGAACGGGCAGAAAATGTACATGATGTACGACGGAAACATTGCGACGATGACATTCCGTTACCGGCTGTTCACTTGGTGGGACATCACCATCAAAGACCCGTCTCGCTGCGGTTCTGGAGTGACCTTCTCCACCTAACTTGTGTAGCCCCTTCGGGGGCTTTTTTTATTGAGGGATAGCATGGCTACCATACTTTACAAAGACGGCATTGCTCACAGAGTAGACCCGCGCCGCGTACAGCAGCACTTGGCTGTGGGATACACGACCACTCCTTTGGCCGTGGTGAAAAAAACTGATCCAGTGATCGACAGTGCTGTAGAAACAAGCGGTGCGCACACTTACCCATCCGACGATAAAGACAAGCTCGCAGAGTGGGCGAAAGAGCATCACGGAATCAATCTTGATAAGCGCAAAGGCTTAGACAAGCTGATCGCGGAAGTTGACGCAGCGCTGGCACAGCGGGAAACCTGACATGCAACTATTCTTCGATAACGTCCAAGACACCAAGGGCAATGCGATTGTTGACGCGAACGTTATTGTCACGAATTATCCGTCTGGTACCACGGCGATCATCTACGATGAGAATGATGCAATTCCAGCAAATGAAATTACAAATCTTGTTACAGATGCACAGGGGCAATACCAGTTCTTTGCGCCTAATGGCCGTTATTCAATAACGATAAAGAAAAACACCATTACCCTTGATGAAATCATTGATTTTGAAATTGCGGAGTTAGTTGGCGGTGGCGGGGTTCAGTCTGTAACTGCTGATACATCTGGCAACATTTTAGTCAATAATGCAGACCCACAAAATCCGGTAGTTGATCTAAACAATACTTTAGAGTTTCCTAATTTCCTCTCAATAACAACCAATGGTATTGGAGTAGAAAACGTTATAGATGCCAGCGGTGAGCCTGTAATTGTATGGGAATATGACGGAACAGACACTAGGCTAAGCTTCCAGCATAATGGAACTCCCCGACTAGACATAGATGAAAATGGGATATTGCTTAATTACGCATATTGGCCTATTGCGAATGGTGATCCGGGTCAAGTTTTAACTGCAGACGGGTTAAATCAACTAACATGGGAAACCCCAAGCTCAGGTGGTGGGGTAGATTCAGTTATTGGGGGGGCCAATGTTACTATCACGGGAACGGCAACCGACCCGGTAGTAAATGTTCCGTTCATAGGCGTGGAGAATATCAACGCTGGGGACAATGTAACAATCACAGGGGCAGCAACCAATCCTGTTATTAACGTACCGAACCTCGGCCCCGATACATTTTTAGAGCTAGACGACACACCGGCGAATTACACGGGATTTGGCTTACAATCAGTTAGGGTTAATGCCGGAGAGACGGGCCTTCAGTTTGCTCCTTTCCCTGATACCGGAGTTGCTTCTGTAGTCGCTGGAACAAACGTAACCGTAGACAACACAGACCCGGCCAATCCGGTAGTGAACGTTCCTGTAATTGGGGCGGAGGCGTTCACAGAGCTTACAGACACCCCAGCAGACTACACAGGAGCGGCGGGGCAAGCTGTAGTAGTTAATGGCGGAGAAAGCGGACTGGAGTTTATTCCGTTCCCCGCCAGCGGCATAGACATAGCCCAAGACGGAGTAGTGCAGGCTGCTGGAGCAACGGAGATTGATTTTCTCGTTAACTTTGACGTTAGTCTTGCAGGAGAAATTTCGCATAAGCCTGATGCGGATATGGTTTTTGATCAAGGATTTGATATAAACTTTGGCACCGGGGGTAGCATACGGGAGAGCGCGTTAAATAGATTGGAAATTCGCTCTACTAATGATTCTATTCTTATAGCCGATCAATTTAGCAGTAATTTTATAAGTATTCTTGCCGATGGTGTTACTGTTTCCAACAGCTCTTTTGGGGCATTGGAAATATCCGATGTTCTCGGAGCTGTAAGATTAAGAGGAACTAACCTAAACGACCATCTAATTATTAGTCCTACCACAACTCAGCTTAGCCAACAAAGCGGCGGGCAGATAATAATTGAAGATGGAACTGGCATACACATAAACGGTGGCGGTGCTGTAACTATGGAAGCCGGTGGTGGCGCTACTTTTCTTAGTGCAACTTGGGACGGCTCCGACACCACAGTATCCCTGCATCATAATGGTGCTGATGTTTTGGCAATAGGCTCTTTTGGGTTTTTCACAGAAAACGTCGACCATGGTTTTTTCGGCGCAGTCCCAGTCACTCAGCCAA